TTCTCCAATATAATCTCACCTAATACTTTACAGGATTCATCCAGACGAGAGAATAATGGTTGTAGAGTAGTAAGTGCTGCCCCTTGTCTGAGCATCTGTGTAATGCTAACGTCATTGTCAGAAGCACCCATAAGTTCTTGGTTGATACCCGATACTGAGTTCATGAGATTCTGGAATATCTCAGAGAGCTTGAACATCGTAGCGGATGCTTCGGTTGGTATGATCTTCTCTACGTCAGTCATAGCCGCTTCTTCTTTGATAGCTATGCCTTTACCGTTACCGGTCATAAATACGTCTTTAGGATCAACAAGAGCATTCTCTTTATATTTATAGCCTGAGTTTACTTGTGCTTCAGATTGATCAGACATATTGATGATAAAGCGATTATAAAGAAACTGTGGATCACGCATAGCCCGAACGACACCTTGGGTGCGCCATTCATAGTAGGGAGTTTCGGGACGACGGTAGCCGACGACCGGAACGTGCGGATATCGATCGATGCCCAACGGGTTAGGCCCATCATATACACACAATGATCTGTTTATGATAAAAGCTGCTTTTACGGTTTGTTTTTGTATTTCTTGTACTACGAGCGTAGGAAACTGTTGTAATACGCGTTTAAGTGTTTCATCATCACGTACTTCACGCGTTTCTCCGGACTTGGTATCAATGAGCATCTTAGCAGTTCGATAATCACGGTAATAGTACTGATCGTATACCATCAAAGAGGACAAGTTATAATCGTAGGATTGTGCAGTGAATTGAAACTTCCCATCGAATGAGTTGCCGTTCATGTTGGGCGGTTGTGAGAGTATTTCTCCTTCATATTCCGGATACATGGCAAGTAGTTGGCCTTGAGTCAGAAAGTCTCTGACTATATACCCTTGGCAATCAGAGAAATCTATGTTCTTCCAATAAGGATCAGTAATAATACATGAGTAAGGTTTTAGGGCTACTTTTATATCGCCGGATATGGGATCAGATTCATAATCGTTATAGACTTCTAGTAAGTTAAGCCCTGTTATTATTGAACCGGTAAGAAATGCTTCTGATATAGTCTCTTCTACATTGCCTTCACGCATTATTTGTAAGATGATCTTTGTGTATTCATCTGCTGTTTGTTGATCAGCGTTTTCGATAGGTTTGGCAATGATAGATTTACGATTGCGCATCTGATGCCCTTGAATCTGATGCGCAAACGGCATAATAAGATTAAAATTAAATTGTTTGCGGATATAAGCGGGAAGATTACCATAAAGGGAACTCCATAAAGTAGCATCACCGCAATAATATTGGGTATCTAAAAGTGCATGGTTCCACCAGGCAAGCGTAGGAGTCTCACATTGTCGGTAGAATGATTCATAACGCTGTACAATAGTCTGGTCATTTGAAATATACTTAGGGCCGAGAGGAGGGGTGAGTCCTGGCGTAATCATACTACTCCTTTAAAACTAATAATTTTTGGCACTATTCTAATATTTAAATGTGACTCATAGCAATAATAAGAGGTCTTATGCTAAGACTTATTCGTAAAACATGGTTGATCAAAATTATTATTGTCTTGGTATGCTTAATTTTTGTTACATGGTTACAAGTCTATTTTGGATATACAGGTGAGTTTAGATGTTTGAATCAATAGTTCGCATATTAGAAGTTGCTTTTGGCATCGTATTAGGCCAAGCAATCTGGTTATATACATCAGATATATTTATAGGTGATGATTTATGAAATTGTGTTTTTTATTATGTATGTTCTCGATAGAGATTATTGCTTGCCAGGGGTATCGTTATGTTGCTGTTTCTGAAGTTCAACTTCCTGCACGTTATGATGCTCATAAATTAAACAATATGGATGATGTGCTGGAATATCAGAGCCTGTTACATGCGTGCAAGATGATTAAGCAAAATATGCGGGCTATTGGAGATTATAGAATGTCACTTGATGATGCAGTAGAGACGAGTATAACCATGTATCTCAGTGGCATTAAAGGGCATGTGGCAAAGATATTATTAGAGGATATAAAGTTGAATGGGTTTAATTTATGAATAAATTGATATGGGCAAATCATGATGAAAGTATAAAAATTGTAGAAAATATAGTCCATGGGAAAAAACATTTTAGTGTTATTTATGATACCCAAGATAAAGATTTATCAGATTTAAAAGCATTATTAATACTTCAATCATTCTGTGCAGGATATGAAGTTCGAAGTAATGAAAAAAAGAGAAAGAAAATATGAAATACCCAAAAAAATATTTTATTCCATTACTTTTACCACTCATGTTGGGTGCTATGGAGAATACTGATGAATGCAAAATATTTAAATTTGATTTTGTTACTATCACCATCTGTGTACGCAATGGAACAATTACGAGTGCCACAAGTAATAGCCGATGCGACGATAGAAGCCAACCGAGCGGAAGTTCACAAGACAACCAGCGCCCATCGAATTCATGATGTGGAAAGTCTGAGAGGGACGGTCACCGATGATGAAGGAAAAGAGACCAAAATAGAGATCGTACAAGATAAGCTTCATGAATCAGATCAAGATAACACGAGAGTACAAATGAGTAGAAGAAGATTTATAATGAGTCATGCAGCTAATACACTTATCACTGGATTAGTTATGACGGGAGTAACATTGGCCATTAAATATGCGGACTGCAAAAAATGAAAGAATATAATAAAGAATTAAGAAAAAAAATTGATTCAATAATAAAGGATACAAAATGAAAAAATTAACGAGCAATAGCGAGTTAACATTATATGATTTAGGCATAACAATAGTCTTAGGTTTGGCAATTGTTGGGTATGTGATTATACATTTGGCTAAACAATGAAACGAGACTCAACAAGAATACATACACTTGCCCAACCATTCTCTGAAAATAAACATGGCATGGAATTATGGTGTTGTCCTAAACATAGAGATAAAGCACATAAAGAAAGAGAAGCTACAAAGAAGAAGAAGAAGATCAGTAAAAATGATCAGGAGTAGTTATGTATCTACTGCAATCTATATTTGCTAAAAATGTCTGCCTATTAATCCAGTTCATAATGGCTCAGGGCTATTTTGTTACTCTGGGTGAAGCATGGCGACCTCAGATTACTGCTCATTACTACTCATCACATCATATGGGAATTAAAAATTCTCTCCACTGCAACAGAATGGCCATAGATTTGAATATTTATGATCATAAGGGTAACTACCTCAAGGATGGAGATATTTATCGCAAGGCAGGTCAATATTGGGAATCTTTAGATAATAGAAATCGATGGGGTGGTAATTTTATTGGTACGGTATATAAAGATACAGATCACTGGGAAATGCATGATGTTCCTATACATAGATTGGTTAAAGTAAGATGAAAGAAATAAACGGATGTATGAAATGTAATTTAAAAATAAGCCCAAAAGAAGGCGATAAGCTTTACATCATAAATGATACTTATTATTTCTGCGATCAATGCGGCACAAAATTACAAAAAATATTAGATATTGAAATGAATATAGTTGTTCAGAAATTTATAAATATTAAGGAGTAACCTATGAGCTTATTTTCTTCAAATACTGTTACATCTGTGGAAACTGCTGTTAAGACTGATACTCAAGCTATACTTAAAAAGCTGGATGCTTTGGCTGGAGCAGTTACGGCCGGCGCGATATCAACTGAGTTCTTAAATCTTCTCAGTATATTACAACCATTGATCACGGTGGTTGAGTCTGATTATCCTGAATTTGCGGCTACGATTACGTGGGCTGAAGGTATACTCAAGTCTGCCTTAGTTACCAATGTTGCTCCGATTTCGGTGGTGACACCGAAAAATGTAACACCATCAAATAATACATAAGAAATAAAACAGGGCATCCTATTACAGATGCCCACGCCTCTATTACCCTTGGAAGGATAATAAGCAAAAAGAAAACGCATCTTTATCGTATCAGTTATCTGTTATATTTCCATTCTTCGTTTTCACAAATAATATCTTTGCTTATTGGTATCGTATCTATATTGGCTATATGTATGTAAATAGGCTTCTTGAATGTATTTACATCAGTGTATAATAAGTAAATCATAAAGCTCATGCCAGCAACTGCGGCGATAGCAACTGACAGACTGGTAAGAACCAATAAAAAATCTATAAAATCGTCAAACTTCATTACGAACTCCTGAAGGCATTATGAAAATAAAAGCATTACCTGGCAGATTGATAGTAAAAATACATCCTAATAAACATCAAGAACAAAAGACAGAAAGTGGTATTGTATTACCTGAAAATGAGAAGAATGTGAAAGATATTACTTATTGGATTGCTACGGTAACCGATAGTAGTTCTGATGAAATTAAGATTGGAGATGTGGTAGTATTTGGTAAGTATGCGGGTAGTACATTGACTGGTGATTATGTGAGTGTGTTGGTATCAGATATCTTGGGGATATTATAATGAGTAATAAACAAATGCAAAAAATAAAACAGAAAATAAGTGATCTTGAAAGGCTTGCATGTGTGTGTGGTGACTCTAAATGTTACAAGGAACATTCTCATTTAGAAATTGAAAAATATAAAGCTCTTAGAAGTTTTAATAATAATACAGCAAATTATTGGATCATTCAGGAAAAAAAAGAAGAAATCTCTATGGGTATTATTCAGCATGAAGATTTACCTAAAGGACAAGGCTTACTCTTGCATCGTTCTTTGGAAATAGAAAGAGGAACTTCTTTACGTAAGATTAAGGAAATCATGCTGCAGCTTATGCCATTGAAAGAATATGAACGTATAAGAAAAGAATGTTATGAATCTCTGAATACCAATAAAAAAGTAACTTTAAATGAATTTCTCTATGACTTATATAACACCCCATAACCATTCTAGCTCGCACATAATGATATATGGTAAATTGGTAAACTATATGTTGGCAAAATAATACAAACTGGCAAGCTATATGTTGCCAAATGGTTTTAATATCGATGCGTCCTGAGCTTATCTTGGGTATAGTATGACTTTTGAAGAAATAAAAACAAAGATGAAACTAGAACTTGATAAATATGGCTCAGTTAAAGCTCCGATGATTTGGCAATGTTTAATGTCTCGTCATTTTGCAGAATATAAAGATTTGTATAAACGCTGGTTACTATATAAATGTAAATATTGTCCTAAAAGACATGAAAAGCATTGCGAATGAAAAAATTAGAACAAAAGCTTGGCCCATCAATGAAAATGACATTGACATGAACATTTTTCACATTTACAAGTACAGATAGGTTCTTTTTTATCTATAATTTCCCAATGCTTATCTTGATAAAATTTATCTATTTTCTTGTACTTATCTTTACAATCTATATGTATAGATCTCCTTAAAAGATAAGAATGAAAATAAGGTTTAAATGGATGTATTCTTTTACCACAAACAAAACAGAACATATGTATTCCTAATATCGATGCGAAGTAAAACTCGGTTCATTACCGCGTGGATTGAGTGATCTATTGAATCTCTTTTCTAACTCTTCAGGGGTTGAGTTTCTAATATTGCATAAAGGTAATGCCTGACAAAGATACCGGAATGAATCACTATTTGAAACAAGATAGCCATTTACATAATAACAATTATCTTTTTCAATTGTTAAATCATAAACTGTAACGGGATTTGACAGATGCTTTATGGCCACAGACTTCACTACATGTTTTTGTGTGAGAATATTTATTAATTTCGAATGGCTTTTCACAAATGGCACAAGAACGTTTAATGTTATCCACTTTTGAATGAATTCTATTCCGCGTCTTGCAATTGTTTGAACAGAATTTTTGAGACTTAATATGCCCTTTAAATTCTTTTTTACATTGAATACAGACATGATCATATGTTTGACCCATGACCGTTGGCAATGTTTTATAAGCGTGCTGACTATGCCATTCTTTTCCTTCTGGTGAAGAATGCCATAGTTTAGCTTTTTCTTGCATAGATTTAATTTGTTGTTTGCATTCTTTTGATTGTGACCATGATCCTTCAAGCAACATATGCATTCTAAGATGTTCATTTGGTGTGAGTAATTCAAGGTTTTCGATTCTATTATTTCTTCTGTTGTGGTCTTTATGATGGATATGCATTTTTGCGGGTATTGGCCCATTATAATATTCCCAAATGGCTCTGTGCAGATTACTTGCGCCATTTCGTGCAGTCTTTCCACGCTTAAAGTATCTTCCATCCCACCTATAATTGAATCCATTAAAGATGATAGTTTCTTGGTCTTCTGAGATAAGATAATTCTCTTGAATCCGCTGCATTTTTCTTCCTCCGAGAGATATCCATATAATTTCTTCCATACATATTGCTTTAATGATGAATAACTTTCTATCTCATCATTATAACTCAAGGAATCGGCAGACACAATGCCACTTTGTGTAAAGATATCATGGCCAGGAGTCGTAATTACCTTAGTTGAACCAATCTGTATTTCACAGAGTTCTTTTACTTCTCTTTGATGAGTTTTTAGAACTTTTCTTGCGCCAAATGGAGTGAGAATTTCGTCACCAATTTTTATTTCAGAAATTCTCTTTTGTGTTTTATCGGACATTAAAATTGTATTATCTTCGGTAAAGCAATAGTGACTAGTCCAATTGTGTATTGGCATCTTTCCATGAATTCGTTTAACTTCATCCCATTCTCTACGATAGTTTTCAAGTGCTGATAATAATCCTTTAGTATGAGCTTCATCAAAGTAGAACTTCTGAAAGTTCATCCATACGTTATTGATCCCTTCATAGAGTCCTATTTGTTCTAGGGGTGTGAAAGTTAGTCCAAGTTGTCGTGCTTGTTCATATCGAGTAATAGCACCTGCGCCAAACTCTCTGACCATAATATCCCATGGTGCAAAATGCTTATGGTATTTATATCCCCACTTGCGCTGTTGGTCATCCATCCAGTTTATATAGTGATCAACGCCTAGGCCTTTATTACTATAGCAGTTAATAACACGAACAGTTTGGCCTGCTACTTGAAAGAGAATTATGGCAGTATTATCATTGACCCCTATATCCCAAGCGCTGTATACAAGCAATCCTGGTTCGTGTGGCACATGATTTATGCGTCCTTCCAGGCGAGCTTTATCAAGATATGGCCCATAAAAGGTATCAGCCGCTCCACGTTCCCATGAACACCAATATTCTTGTAAAGCTAATGATTCTTCTAGTTCACCTGATGCTATTAGCTGTTTGATCTCCGCCACAGACATATGTTGGGTTTGTTCTATGGTTTGTATGTAAGAAAACCATAAGGGATTATTTTGGGCGATATTCCATTTATTCCATAGATCGTTACCCGATTTACCGCGTGGTGTACTTAAAAAAATAGCAAAGCCGTTATTATTTTTGATTTGGGGAGAAAGAATCTGATCATAAACGAGGGGATTAATAAGCGCATATTCTGACAGAATAACCCCTGAACAATTCGCCCCTACCAATCGATCAGGATCAAGACTCCCGTGAAGCTGTAGCACTGAATTATTAATCAAATGAACCTTCATTTCCTGCTGATGAATAGAACGTATAAGTTCTTTAGGAATACAATCAAGCCAGGGCTTACCGTTTGAATCACGTCCGTCCCAATAAATAGTTCTTGCAAGAACACTCGTAGGTAGTACCACCCAATATATACCAGGTTTACGTATAGCTTCACGAATAAGTAGGTTCCAAGAAAGAAAGTCTTTACCAGCTCGGCGGGGCAATATAGCTATGATACGGCGATAGCCTTGCTTAAGTGCATTATAGATGGGCACTTGGTACGGTCGGAGCTTAAACTCAGCAAGGGTTATTTGGGATTCAACGTTCATTTACTCTCACAGATTCTTTTTTTCATTTTTATAGATATACCCGCAGCCATATACGCCCAATTCTTTTTATGAAGCTTACCGGTCGTTTGTATAAGTGTGTATTGCAGATAAGAAGGCTTATGTTCTTGGCATCTAAAAGAATGCTTATAAGGCCCATTACATGAAAAGTAAACGCAATTTCGTCCGCATACTTCACACGTAAATAAGGTCTTATTTAGATACATTACTTTTTTATCTCATCCACATTTAACCACCAATGAACTGATTCGGGATTAGTATAGGTAGCCCATATCTTACCATTGCCTTGCATGTTTATTTGTCGTGAGTAATCCCAGCCGTCTTCCATGTAGATAAACCCAAGCCAATTAAAATCAGCGGAAGCACAAAGTATATTGGTATTGATAGGAGGCAATTCATGTGTAATATCAATCCATTTGAGATTGCTCACTTTCTCTTGCTGCTGTAGTTTTGCCTCTAACTTTTCAGACATGCGTTGGAAGGTGGTAAGATTTACTTTGAGTTGGGTGTTGGTAAGTTGTTTAATTTCGCATTGCTTACATTTAAATGGCCACATCACTCTCTCCTTCAAACCAACCTGGAGAATTCTGATTTGTATAGGGCCATTTATTTTTATATTCGTCAGTATCTTTTATTCCACTACAAGGTAAACAAACCATGCGCAAAGCAAGATCATACATAGGAATCCCGGTTAAGATATTCTTAATCGGATATTCAAATTCTTTTCTGCAATTAATACAAATACTTAACTTTTTCTCTTTATGATATTTTCTTATATAGTCGCAGTATTCTTCATTGATTGGATATCTTTTTTTTGTATTCATTATATTGCTTTGTCTTTTGCTAAAATTTTTCATGCACTTAAATGGCCACATCTTGTCCCAATTCTTTTAATTCTTTTTTGGCGAGTTCGCTATTTACTTCATAATAGAGCTCTAACAGCTTTTGATATTTTTCTTCTTCACGAGCTAATTTAAGTTTATATTCATCAATTTTAGAATCTGAGAGCGCTGCTTGCTTAAAAAGTTCTTGATGGAATGAAGCGCATTGTAAGCATTTTTCATCAAATAATAGATCCATCATTTTCCCTTATTACATATAACTCCATTAAGATCTGTAAAAGGTAATCCTGCCAGTTGTAATGTTTCTTGATAGAGTTCTAACCGTGATCGTAAAAAGATATTCTCATGCTTCTGTCTTTCTAATTCTCTACTTATGGAATCTAAATTTGAAAGATTCTTTTCATGTACAGCTATGTAATAATCAAGGCGCTTATTTATCTGTGCGCAGCTAGATTTTGAACATAAAGGCTCTATAGGCTTTGTTGAAGTAGGGTTATAAAACATCTATTCCTCATCGGGTAAGTGAATATTTTCATCAACTTTTATTTTCTTGATTCTCGTATTACCTTTGTTGATTACATCGGTAACGAATTCTTCAAGAATAGAAGAGGCTTTCTCATTGCGTGATTTTGCGCTCTCATCTTCACGTTCCTCCGCTTTTCGGTGTGAAGGAAGCAAATCATCCTCATAAAATTCACAACGTTCACATATCTCCCCATCTTGTATTAGCCTTATTTCTTTTTTGCAGTTAGAACAAGTTGACGAAATACAATAGCCTAAATTAAGACTTTCGACATAAGAAAAACAATCCTGACATAATAAATACATCTATTCCTCATCAGGTAAGAGTATATTCTCATCAACAGAGACTACGGCTACTTTCTTACCGTTCTTTTCTCTGATCTCAGTTATAATCTCTTGATACTGTTCTTTTTGCGCTTCTTTACGGGCCATTATCTTCTCTATTTCACGTTGATGTTCTTCAAGCTTCATAGCTTCGCGTTGTTCACGAACTTCTTTATTATATTTTGTTACTGAATATTTACTGAAAGTTCCTGAAAGAGTACGATTCTCGATTCCTTCATACGCATTTCGGCCAAGAATACGTTTTGTTTTTTCGTGAGCTTCTTTTATTTCTGGGTGATCATCAGCTAACATTTGAAGATCTTCAAAACAATAACCAAGATCCAAAGCAACTTGAGTCATCAAAGTATACTTTTTGTCTATAGCAAGCTTTATCATTTTATCGGCTAGATCGAGTTTTGATTCGAGTGTAGAATAATCTCTCCGAAGCCTCTGAGTGGCGGGATCTAACTTCTTATTACCTTTAGTCTTTTCTCTTTGTATTTTTTTTTGCATAAATTCTCCTTTTTCATTAGAATCTGCCATATAATAATACAAAAAGAAGGAGAGTGTCTATGCCTTTATTGGCTTCTAAAGAATGGAAATATTGTAGTAAGTGCAAAAAAGATATATCTAAGAGTTATTCAGCATCGTATATTCATGGATCTAAAAGCATGTTTTATCCATTGTGTAATATATGTACTAAAAAATGGAATAAGGTTCTTAAAAAAACAGCAATAGCATTTTTAAAGGAAAGTAATGGATAGCATAGAATTATTAGAACTGAAAAAAGAGATTAAAGATCTTAAACAGTTTATTAGTGAGTTAAGCTTTGAGAGTCCACGCTTTGAATATACCAGTGAGCATATCAATGAGCTTGCAGGTGCTTTTGCTAAAGCACGGTTGGGCTTTGAGAAGATAGGTGCTAATAAAAAGAGCTTTGATAAGAGCTTTGCTGACTTTCCCTATATTATTAGTAAGGTCAATGATGCGTTAGCGAGTAACGGCTTGGCATTCTATCAGTACACCACCATCGAGGATGACTCAAGCTGCATGTTAGTCACTAGTTTGATACATAGTTCGGGTCAGTTTATAAATTCACGTGTGCGTTTGATTTTGAGCGATACGGATAAGAATATAGACAGGACATTGCAGATCAATAAACGCATGCAGGCATTGGCATTGTTGGGCATCTGGCCCTTGGAGGATACGCTTGATGATGGCGGTGATGCTGAGTATGAAGCAAAGATCATTGGTGAGATGGTTGGTACTGAAGTATCTACTAAAAAGTCTAAAAGTGTAATAACTAAAGAGCAGTATGATATGCTGATAAAAGAGCTTGAGGGAGAGCCGGAGATAGCCAAGATGATCATGAAACGCTATGACATCACCGTACTCAAAGATATGCCTAAAGAGAGCTTTATCGAGGATATAGAACGTATACGTAAAATAAAATTAGAGAAAAAGAATCGCTAATCAATAAACTGTGACAATATCTGGCTGATTGGGGGAAGTGTTTGTTTGAGCTTCTTTCCATTGAGTGACACAAACTCGAAGTCAGTTCGCGCATCATGGTTTAATTCCCATACTTTAAATCGTAATACGCCAGCTATACACGCATCGTCTTTAAAGATATTGCCTGATAGTTGGCAAAAGTCATTGAGGAACTTTTCAAGATTATCACCATCGGGCTTTATAGCATGAAACGTATGCAGAAGCTCTTGGATTCGTTTTTTAGAGGCGGTCTTGGGTATGGGCATACGCATGATAACAAAAAGAAACTGAGGCCCTTCTAGTAGTGGCCCGGTGTAATGTTGAAGATATATGGACATAGCGTTCTTGATATGCCGTTGAGAATCGTAAAATCCTCCATGTCGGCTTGGCTTAGCTCGTTGGAGGGCTATGGGCGCTCCTGGTATCTTAAAGTTCATTACTCATCCTTTTTTGTTATCTAATACTCTTCGTAGGTAGCCGCTTGCAGCATCTTTGCCCACAAGAC